TGTTCAAGTATCATTTTAACTATTTTCTCTTCCATTTTCTTTTAACCATAAATCAATTACTAACTTAGACTTTTTTAAGTCGCTTTCAAACTCTCCTTTTTTGTTTGCTCTTTCTAATCTTTTAACAATATCAAATAGATAATTATTCCATCCACGTTCTTCAGCTACTTTGTAAAGTGTGCCTTTTGAATTGTCATAATGTTTTGGTGCTTCCATACTCAAATATAATAATTTTATTTTAAACTAGATATATCAAACTTAATGAATTCACAACCTTTTTTAACTATTACTTTTGATGCTTGTAATTCATAGATATCTCTATCATCAAAGTCATACGTTTTAACAAGGCAATCTTGAAACACTTTAATACAATTATCTAAGTCCTGAAGTTTAGAAGATAAACCAAATTCAAGTGTTAGCTTGTAAGGTGCTCCATTAACTTTATAATCTTTTGGAAGCTGACTTAAAACATTTTGCACATACACTTTATGATTATTGTTTTTAAATCTTCTCCCCTGATAGCATGAGTTAACAGATAGTGCTTTTATGTTTATTGTATTCATAATATTTTTTTTAATTCTTTAATATTTTTTAATATTTTATATGGCTTTTCACATAGATACCCATTATAAATCTTTTCTAATTTTAATTCATCTTTTTGAAAATATGTATTACCCTCAATTTGATAACATTTAAAACCTAGCTTTTCTAATTCTTTATTCATAATAATATTATTTAAAAAGGCATTTCGTTATCAAAATTAACATTAGGAACTAATGCACTTTTAACTTCTTTCACTTGTCCAGTTCTCATTTCATCAACAGTATCAAATGGACTTTTACCATCAAAATAATATCTATTTGTTTTCCTATTGTAATTTATTGCATCTATATCTTGAGGTATACCAACTAATTTTTGTTTCTTAATCTTTTGACTTCCAAACAAAACTAAGGTACTACTAAAATCTAAAGCTCTATCAGGTCGCCAAACTATTAACACATTGTCAGCTTTATCCGCAAATGTTCCTCCTCCTTTTATTCTATTTGTGTCGGGTCTTAAATACTTTCCTTTTGTATCTTTTTGAGGTGTTAATTGATGTGCCACTAAATGAATAGATATATCATTTTCAATAGCAAATCTTTTTAATTCACTCATAAATCTACTTATGTATAAATCTTCTCTTTCACCTGACTTCATTTTATGTTCAACAGTATTGTATGGGTCAATTATTAAATGTCTAATACCTTTCTTTCTAATTAAATATCTAGCTTTATTAAAGATAGTTTCTAAATTAAAATCTTTCTCAGGATAGATTACAAAGAACTTTGAACTAATAAAGTCCATAGCCTCTAAATAATCCTCTTCACTCATTTGATTTGATTTATAAATAGGGTCTGAGGTTTTACCTATGTATATTTCTATAAGATTATCGTAAAAGTCATTTACTGGAGTGTTCTCAGGTGAGAATATACCAAAGCTATCACCATCAAAAAATGCTTTTAAAACACATAAACTTTCTAAGAATAAAGATTTACCCTCATTTTGGTAACCAGTCCATATATTTACTTCCCCAGTTCTCCAAGTCCATGCCTTATCTATTTCTTTCCAGTACGTTGTAGTACCTCTTTTTTTACCATTTCTAAATGAATCTAGCATTGAAAGTTTAACATCATTTAAGTTGTAGACTCCCTCAACTGGTACTTCAATAGCTTCTAGTATCGTTTTCTTTAGTTCTAATGAATTATATTTAATAAGATAGTCGTTAGCATCTTTACAGTCTTTAAAGTTCGTTACAAGGCATTTTTCAGCTCCAAACCTCCTTATTAATTCATCCTTTAATCTTCTACCATTATCATCATTATCAACTGCGATGTAAATTTTCTCAGCATTTTCAAATAATTCATAAGAATTAGTTACACATTCTAATTTCTTATCTACGTTCTTATCGTTTACATTTGGAGCTCCCTGATTTACAGATGTAGCATTTTTAAATCCAGCCACTTCAAAAGCCATAACATCAAATTCTCCCTCACAAACTATAATCTCTTTTTGACCTATACAATTATCATAGTTGTACATTCTCGGTTCGGCTTCCTTAGCTTGTCTAAAATCTTTTTTAGATATGAATCTTTGCTTGTAGTTTATTAGTTCGCCATTTCTTAAGTATGGAAATATAACACTTTCACCATCCTTAGACATTGCTATTTTATTTGAGTTAACTACACTTTGAGTTATACCTCTATCAGTAAATAATTTTAATGCTTCATCTGATAGCTTAGTGAAGTTCTTTTTTTGTGGTCTAATGTACATTGGTTTAAAATCTATTGGTTTAACGCACCCTTTCCAACCACATTTATGACAGTTGTAAAGTCCACTATCTAAATTAATTGACAAACAAGTGTCGTTTATATTTGTTTTGCCTATATCGAAACAGTTAGGACATTTCACTTTCTGCTCAACTCTATTTCCTTTTGGCTCTATTCTAATATTTCTAAAATTATCTATCATTTCTCTAAGTTCATTAATTCCTCATAACTATAATTTTTCTTTGGTTTTTGGCTTTCTATTTTTACACCATCTTTTTTAAGCCATGCATTAGCGGTCAAATATAATGAAGAATAATTTTTGTTTTTAGAATAGTTTTCAATTTTATCTAAAATATCATCTATACTAGATTTTTCATAAACTTCATTTAGTTTTTTAAATTCACCTAAAGAAAGTGATAGGTGTTTAAATTTTCTATAAACTTCTTCTTTTTCTTCTTTTCTTTCTTTTCTTTCTTCTATTGTTGTTAGTTGTTTGTTAGTTGTTTGTTGATTGTTTGTTAGTTGTTTGTTAGCTTCATCGTTTTCATATTGATAACTCTCATATTTACAAATAGTTATCTTTGTTAGTTTGCTTGTTGATTTTACGTTAATTTCATTAGTTAATTGTAACTTTTTTAAACAAGTCCTAATTGTTTGAATTGATATATTTGTTTCATCTGATAGATGTTTAATAGAAGTAATAAAAGAACCTTTTTCAACTTCCATTCCTTGAAAATTACCAGATTTAAAATTAGATTTAATTAAACAATGAATAAATAAATGAACCATTTCAGATTTATTGTACCACTCCCAATCCTTGAATTGTCTGTGTAATTTTATCCAACCTATATTCATAATAAAATAGTTTTAAGGTTAGTAAAATGTAATTGATTACACCAGTAAACACTTTTACCTACAACTATACAACATTGATAAAAAGAATCAGGTAGATTTTTCATTTCTTTGTGTAGTTTGAATGATGTTATTTCACTCAACTTGACATAGGTTTTTAGTTCTTCTATGTAATAGAACTCATTTTTTGCTTTCATAGTAATGTTTTAAAGCGTTAAACACAAAAAGCCTGTAAACTTTCGGTGTGCAGTCCTACTAATTTACAAGCTTTTATAATAATTTCTTTATATTCCTGCACGAATATTTTTACAAATATACAACTTTATTTTAAATAAACAAAAAAATAAAAAATAATTTAAAAAAAGTGTTGTTATTCAATATATTTATATTATATTTGCAGAAACAATTTAATTATTATGGAAAAATTAGTAAAAATACAAAGCGAGTTAAAAGCTCCTAAGAACCAAAGGAATAATTTTGGTAAGTATAACTATCGAAGTTGTGAAGATATCTTAGAGGCTGTTAAACCACTACTATTAAAGTATAATTGTAGCTTAACAGTTTCGGATGAAGTAAAGGAAGTGGGTGGAATAACATTTGTAGAGGCATCCTCTAGAATTTGGGATAATGAATTACCTGAAATAGAATTAGTTGTAACTGCTCAAGCTGGAATTGATATAAACCGTAAAGGAATGGATGTTGCCCAAAGTTTTGGTTCATCTTCATCATACGCTAGAAAGTATTCTTTAAATGGTTTATTCTTAATTGATGACACTAAAGACCCTGACACGCAAGAGCCACCAACAACTAAGCCAACTTTAAAACCAAAAGATACTTTAACTAAAGAAAGGTTTGAGAAAGCACTAGAAACTATTAAAGCTGGTAAGTATTCAGTTGAAAAGTTGAAAGCAGAATATCAATTAACAGAATTACAAAACAAAGCATTATTATTATTATGAGAAAAGTATTATTAGTAT